TGCAGCAAAGCGATTTAGGCGAGAACTTGGCACGAAAGCCTATGAGCTGGGAAAATATGGAAGGCAATGTAATATTGCCTTTTTACGGGGATCGCACATCGCGCGGCCTACTCGTTGAGGGCGTCAATGATTACAAGTTTGATGCGCCAGTGTATACTGAGGGCGGAGTTGACTTTAAAGTCGGGCCAGCAGCGCAAAAGGATCGTGCAATTTGGGCATCCAATCAAAATATTATTACGCGATTATCAAAAGAAGCCGATAAGGCTCAACGTGACTTCGGTGGGCGTGATATTCTCGGAGTAACTGGCAGCATGGCTCCTGACGCAAACGATTTTGCAACATTTACCGGCGAAGCCGCAGCAGAGCTTGTTAAGGGATCAAAAATTACCAAGAAAACAGCAAAAGAATTTGACGCTACTATGAAAGCGTTAGACCCTACATTTGTGGGCTTACTTTCTCCAGATTTACGTGACTGGGTTAAAAACACATCATCCCCAAATCGTAAATCTTTTATTCGCTTAATGGATAGTCGACCAATGCAGGATGCTGGCCTACCTAGCCCCGCGGAAGTTCGAAAAAGCGTCACAGACCCCACGCAGTACGAATTGCCCGCTGGTATGTTTGGTTTAGGGGTTAGCCGTATTGATACTGGCGCCCCTTTAAGGTTCAACACCCCTAAAGGTGACAAGCCTGCCGCAAATGTGCCGCATTCAACATATAACACGCAAATCACTGGTGATTACCTCGGGTCGTTACCACCTGTTCCACAAAGGCTTATTTTTAAAGACGTTTACGACGCAATTAGTGGTAAGCTAGACAAGCGTGGAAACCCACTTACAGAAGCCAACATGACACACGCAATTAAGACTAAGATGCCCGCGCAAGAACTAACGCCGCAAATCATTGATGGCATTTTGAATTACTTGGCGAGACAGGAGCGCTAACATGGACTACGAAATCAACGAACTGGCGGCGCAACTAGAAGCCGAGCTAAATCCTAACCAGATGGACGACGACGAGCTGCAAGGTATCGTCGGCAAAGAGATCGACGACGCAATCGACTTTATCGACAACTGGATCAGCCCCACACGCGCCACTGCCACGCAGTACTACCGCGGCGAGCCGTTTGGCAATGAGGAGGAGGGGCGCAGCCAAGTTGTCAGCATGGACGTGCGCGACACCGTGCAGGCGATCATGCCGTCACTGATGCGCATTTTCCACGGCACCGACCGCACAGTCGAGTACGCGCCACAAGGGCCAGAGGATGTCGCGGCTGCTAAGCAGGCGACGGAATACGCGAACTACATCATCAACCGCGACAACAACGGCTTCCTGCATATCCACGCGGCTTTCAAAGACGCGCTGATCCGGAAGGCTGGCATACTGAAGTGTTACTGGGACGACCAGACGCGCTTCGAGACGCACGAGCTTAGTGGCCTCGATGACAACGGCCTAAACGCCATTATGGCGGATCCAGACGTCGACGTTGAGATCGTTGCATCCGAGCCCATCGGAGAGCCCCAGATTGACCCCATGAGCGGCCAGATCATGCCCCCGCCCATGGTACACGCCGTGCGCGCGACATACACATACCCAGACGGACGCGTGAAGCTAGAGGCAGTGCCTCCGGAAGAGTTCCTAATTTCCCGTGAGGCCAAGTCCCTAGAGGACAGCGACTACGTCGCGCACCGCCGCATTGTGACCGTCTCAGAACTCGTGGCGATGGGATACGACTACGACGAAGTGTCGAACCTCGGCGCCGCGTATGACGACATGGAGACAAACGTCGAGCGCTACACGCGCAACAAGGCGCTCACGAACGAGATGAACGAGCGCAACGATCCGGCGATGAAGAAGGTGCTCTACGTCGAAAACTACATCAAAGTAGATTACGACGGCGACGGCATTGCCGAGCTGCGTAAAATTTGCACCGCCGGCGACGGTAAAAAGATACTCATGAACGAGCCTTGCGCGATGCTGCCGTTCGCCGTGTTCTGCCCCGACCCCGAGGCTCACGACTTCTTCGGCATGTCAATCGCAGATACCGTGATGGACATTCAGCGCATCAAGTCGTCGATCATGCGTAACACGCTTGACAGCTTGGCGATGTCAATCCACCCACGCATCGCAGTGACCGAGGGCATGGTCAACATCGATGACGTCATGTCGACAGAGGTCGGCGCTATTATCCGCCAGCGCTCCGCCGGTCAGGTGCAGCCATTGTCTATGCCATTCGTTGGCCAACAGGCATTCCCAGTTCTGCAATACATGGACGAGATCAAAGAGGCCCGCACAGGCATCTCAAAGGCGTCTATGGGCCTCGATGCCGGAGCGTTGCAGTCATCCACCGCAGCGGCCGTTCAGGCGACTGTGTCGAGCGCTCAGCAGCATATCGAGATGATCGCGCGCATCTTTGCCGAGACAGGCATGAAGCAGCTCTACAAGATCGTGTTGCACTTAATCACGACGCATCAGGATCAGCCGCGCATGGTGCGCCTGTCGAACGAGTTCATTCCGATCGACCCGCGCGCGTGGAACGCCAACATGGACGTGTCGATCAGCGTCGCACTTGGCCGCGGCACGGACACTGAGCGCATGATGATGCTGCGCCAGATCGCGGAGATGCAGAAGGAGGCCATGGCGACCATGGGCCCAATGAACCCGCTGACCGACATGCAGAAGCTATCCAATACGCTGAAGGCGATGACAGAGCTTGCGGGCTTCAAGGACACATCTCAGTTCTGGTCAGATCCGGCGCAGTTCCAGCCTCCGCCCCAGCAGGACAAGCCAGACATCAACGATCAGCTTATTCAGGTTCAAATTCAGCAAATCCAAGCGGACATCCAGAAGAAGGCTGCCGAGCTGCAACTCGGACGCGAGAAGATGTTCATGGAGGACGACCGTAAGCGCGACGAGCTAGAGGCGGAGTTGTATGTCAAGGCGGAGGAGTTGCAGGCGAAGTACGGCACGCAGCTTAACGTCGAAAAAATACGCTCTGATATGGCGATCAATCGCGAAGTGATGAAGGCGCAAGCCGATCTGATTAAGGATGCAGCGCGTGAAGAGTAAGCAAAAAATCATAGACGACGGGCACGAGGCTGCCCGTCTCATGCGGGATACTGATTTTATTCGTTTCATGGATGAAATCGAGCAGGATTGCTGGGAGGAGTTCAAGTCGACGAGCACCGGCGATAGAGACGTCCGAGAGGGCGTCTATATGAAACTGCGCGGCGTTCAGGCTGTACGCCAGAAGCTGCGCGCGATGGAAGATAATGCGAATATTGAAAAAAAGCAAAAATAGCGCATAATATGGAGCAATAGCAATGTCAGAAGCCAATAACCCATTAGGGACTGATCTGAACACCGCACAAAATGCCATCAGAGACATGATCGCGCCCCAAGAGGATAACGTGACGGACACTGAGGCGCTTGAGGCCGAAGCTGTAGAGGCAGAAGCCGAAATGCCAGAGAACTCTGAAGAGTACGATCAAGAGTACGAAACAGAGGACGATGGCGGTTCTGAGTACGAAGACGAAGCCGAAGAGCAAGACGACGCATCCTTCGACATACTGTCGGCCACGGTCGAGGTAGATGGAGAAGAGATTACCGTCGAGGAGCTAAAACGCGGAAATCTACGTCATCGGGATTACACACGCAAAACTCAAGAGCTGGCAGAGGCACGTCGTGAGATGGCTGCGCAGTATCAAGAGATTGAGCGTGAACGTGCTCAATATGCTCAAATGTTGCCTGCCTTGCAGGAGCGTTTGCAGCAACCGGTTGAACAGGAGCCAGACTGGGACACTCTGTACGATACAGACCCTACGATGGCAGCGAAGGCAGAGCGCCAGTGGCGAAAGCAGCAGGAAGAGCGTGCAGCTCAAATGCAAGCAGTCGAAGCTGAGCGTCAGCGCATGATGGGGTTAGAGCAGCAGCGTCTGGAACAGATGCAGGCTCAATACTTTGAACAGCAGCGCCAAATTCTGCCTGAGATCATTCCAGAATGGCGTGACACCTCTGTCGCGTCCAAAGAGGCCAAAAGCATCCGCTCATTCCTCCTAAACGAGGGTTTCACCGAGCAAGATGTGAACGGTCTAACGAATGCGACGCTTGTGAAACTTGCGAGGAAAGCAATGTTGTACGATCAAGGCCAGACACGCGCAACGGAGGCTAAGCAAAAGCCGAAGACGCAGAAGCCGAGAAAGACACTGAAAGCTGGATCTCGTGGTTCGCAGCCTAAACCCAAGAGTGAGCAACAACAGGCGCTGAAGCGCGTTCAACAATCTGGTCGTGTGCAAGACGCCGCGGCTGCAATTAAATCGTTACTCTAGGAGGCCACTATGGCAATCGTAGCAAACACCTTTACATCGCATAGCGCGAAAGGTATCCGCGAGAGCTTGGCAGACATCATCGCCAATATCTCGCCTGAAGAGGTTCCTCTTCAATCTAACATCGGCTCAGAAAATGTGACTAACACTTACTTCGAGTGGCAGACAGACAGCTTGGCCGCAACTTCAACAACACCTCGCATTGACGGAGACGATGTTGCCGCTAACGCGTATGACGCAACAACAGCGACAACACGCGTTGGCAACTACACGCACATTCTACGCCGCACATTGATTGTCGCAGACAACATGGCAGCGCAGGATCTTGCGGGCCGCAACGACGAGTTAAGCTATCAGCTCGCTAAGCGTGGTAAAGAGCTTCGCCGCGATATTGAGGCAACTCTCACCGATAATAACGCACAAGAGGCTGGCAACTCTTCAACAGCTCGCGAGACAGCGGGGCTAGGCGCATGGATCGCGACAAACGACGTTTTCGCGACTGGCGGCACAACTGACGGTGCGTCACCAGCTGGTAACGGCACAGACGCGCGTACTGATGCGGCTGACACTGCGGACGCTACGCACGACGGACGTGTTGCGTTCACAGAGGCAATGCTGAAAGACGCAATGCAGAGCGCATTTACTGCCGGCGGCCAGCCAAGCATCTTGATGGTAGGCCCACACAACAAGACTGTTGTGTCTACTTTTGCGGGTATTGCGGCACAGCGTTACCAAGCGCCAACAGCGGCGCCAACAACAATCATCGGCGCGGCTGACGTTTACTTGTCAGACTTCGGCACATTGAATGTTGTTGCAAACCGCTTCCAGCGTGAGCGTGACGCGTTCTTGCTAGACCCAGAGTACGCATCTGTATGTTACTTGCGTCCGATCCAACAAGTTGAGTTGGCGAAGACTGGTGACGCTGAGAAGCGTATGGTCATCGCGGAGTTCGGCTTGAAAGTGTCTAACGAAGCAGCGCACGCAGGCGTCTTCGACTTGCGCACTTCATAAGTTAGGCGGGGCGGCTTCGGTCGCCCCCTCACTTTTGGGAGACTACTATGGGGCAAAGACGACTATTTGGCAAAGATCCGGTCACCGGCATCACGCAATACTGGCACGTCACGGACAAGGGGGAGTACGTGATTGAGACACAGCAAGATGTCTCAGCGATTGCGGAAAGAAACAAGCGAGAGTTCAACGAAACGCCTGATCGATACCGAGACGTCAACAAGGTGGCGTCAATACCATTAAACGTGTATTATGATCTAAAGCGTAGAGGCATTGCGGACGACCCTAAGAAGTTTAAGCAGTGGTTAAACGATCGTGACAACAGAGTATTTAGGACAAGGGCGGGCACGCTGTGAGCATTACAACTTATTCCGAGCTTAAAACGGCCATCGCTAACTGGCTAAACCGTGACGACTTAACCGCGGTTATTCCTGATTTCGTTTCACTCGTTGAGGCGGATCTCAATCGTAAGCTGCGCCACTACAAGATGATCGAGCGCGTCGACGCCACACTCGACAGCCGTTATGTGCAGTTGCCAGCCGACTGGCTCGAGACAATGCGCTTCGCGATCACATCCGGCAACACGTTCCGCCTTCAGGCGATCAGCGTTGACGACATGCTCGAGTATCGCGAGGAAAACCGCGACCAAGCTGGGCGCCCTAAGTATTACACGCACATCGGCGAGGCGATTGAGGTGTTCCCAACGCCTGATGCAGAATATGGAATGCAGCTCACATACTATCAGGAGATCCCTGCGCTGAGCGATAGCACGACATACAACTGGCTACTCCAGTCGGATCCCGACGTCTACTTATACGGCTCGCTCTTGCAGGCGGCGCCATACTTGCTAGACGACAATCGGATACAGGTCTGGTCGGGGCTATATCAGAACGCGCTAGGGTCGCTGCAAAAGGCATCTGATGACACGAGGTTCTCGGTTACAGCGCCTCGCATGCGCATCACTAGTTATTCGTAACAAAATGGTGTATGGTTCACCTAGATATATCTAACGGAGAAATCCATGTCTTTAACAAATGCTTTTGAAACGCATGCGCTGCAATACTTGCTAACAACAGGAAGTTTGACGCGCCCTACCGCTTGGTACATTGCGTTATTCACAGCCGATCCTACTGACACAGGGTCAACTACTAACGAGATCGCTACTGGAACAGGATACGCGCGCACAAGCGTTACGTTCACAGTAACTGGCGACACAGCTTCTAACTCTGCGGCTGTAGAGTTCCCCGCCGCGTCAGGCGGCAACTGGGGCACAGTTAGCCACATCGGTGTGATGGACGCATCTACAGGCGGAAACATGATCGTACACGCTGCGCTAGACACAGCCAAAGCGATCAATGACGGTGATGTTTTCCGCATCCCAACTGGTGACCTAGACATCACGGCTGCGTAATGGCGATACGCTCAACATACAACACTGGTACATTTGGGGCTGGCCTTTACGGCGAGCCTCAGACCACGCAGTTCTCTGCAAGTGTTTCGTTGGGCGTTTCTGTTACGGCAGGCGCTAATGTTGTCAAGGGTGGGTCTGCTACAGCAAATGCAGCATTCAGCACAAACACACCATCTAGCGATATTATCAAAGATGTAAGCGCTACTGCATCGGTTCTGACGGTAGTAACATCTGCGGCTGTTTCATACGTTGAGAGCGAAGGTTTCAGGGCGGGATTTGGTCTTGGTCTGTACGGTGATAATGTCTACGGTAAAAACTATAGTATTGAAGAGGGTACAGCGACGGCGAATATATCCGTTTCTGCCACTTCAAGCTCCACGATAATACGTCAAGTGTCTGCGAGCCCAGCGCTTACATTCACAAGTTCTGCGCACGCGGTTTTTGACGTTGTTGGGCGCGCAAGCCCAACTATTTCAATTTCGCCAGATATATCGTATAACAGAGTAAGACTGATGTCCGCGTCCGATGACATCTCGCTTACGCTAGACGCTTCGGCGCGGTATAAGTGGTTGGACGCAGATGAACCGACAACTACATGGACGGACGCATCTGAACCATTAACGACATGGTCAGACGCTGACTACTTAGAGAGGGCCGCATAAATGGCAACTAACACAACGACATACAGCTTTCAGAAGCCTACCGTTGGCGGTGATGAGGACGCTTGGGGCGGCTATCTAAACGGCAACTGGGATAGCGTAGATGATCTGCTAGACGGAACAACGCCTGTCACAGGCATTGATATTAACTCCGGCGCTATTGATGGGACACCGATTGGTGCAAACTCTGCATCAACAGGCGCGTTTACCACAATGACGGTAAGTTCTACGTTTACGCTAGGCGGCACTGCGATCACTGCAACTGCGGCAGAGCTAAACATTCTTGATGGTGTCACAGCAGATAGCACAGAGTTGAACATCTTGGATGGCGTAACTGCTACCACAAGCGAACTGAACATTCTTGATGGCGTGACCGCCACAAACACAGAGCTTAACTACTTAGACATCACAACACTAGGTACGTCAGAAGCAAGTAAAGCAGTAACAGCAGATGCAAATGGTGTTGTTACGTTTGACAATGGCATCACAGAGGAAAGCACAACAATCACGTCATCGTCTGGTGCAGCTACACTGAACATGCGTGACGGTACAAACTTTGTGCATGACCTTACAGAGAACGTAACATATACGTTTAGCAACCCTGCATCTTCAGGTAAGGTGTCTAGCTTCACCCTGAAGGTTATTCAAGGTTCAACAGCACGGACTATCACATGGCCTAGCAGTGTAGACTGGGCGGCGGCTACAGCACCGACACTAAGCACAGACAACAATGCAGTAGATGTATTTGTATTTATGACACATGATGGTGGCACAACTTGGTACGGCTTCACGGCTGGACAGGCGATGGGGTAAGGTATGAAAGCAGCGACTAGACTTATAAGCGCATCTGGAGCAAAAGATAGCTCTAATACCTATTTTTACACTTCTACAAATAGCGCAAGTGCGCCTCTGAAAGCCTTAGAGTCTGAGACTGCTATTAGCGGAACATTCACTGATATTGATACACTGACAGGGTCAACTATTCTTGGAGGTTACACGCCAAGTTGGGTTCCAGAGTTTAATCAGATTATCTATCCATCACGAGTTAATAATAACTGGCGCTTTAATGTTGTGAATATTGACGACGATGGATCATTCGGAACATCATATGACTACGCTTATGAGGACAATAATCAAGGCTCTGATCAGTTTGGAAGATTAGCGGTCACGTCTAGCGGAGAACATTTTTACGCAAAGACTGATTCGGGTAATATACGAAGATTTGCCAACTCTGGGACAGCCATCACATATTCAGGTACAACTAATTTAGGCAGCTTCAACTCAGTAGATTATTTTGACGTATCAATAGATAATGATTGGTTAGCTTGGAATAGCGGAACACGCATCAATGTGGGTATTGTGTCTACAGAAGGTGGAGACACTACATCAACAAGCAGCGCCATTGTTGGCTCTAATGATTGTGGGCCTATAAAGTTTCACCCGATTGATAATAATGTTCTTGCAACGGGTCAAGAGGGTGGGTCAAACACTGAGGTGCAGATTTGGGAAGCAGTCTCAGGGCCAAGTGCTAATGAATTGGCATCTGTTACGTTGGTCGGCGGAGCAAGTGGTATAAAGGTCAATGATGTTAGCTGGTCGCCAGATGGCACACATTTGGCTGTAGCCGTAGATGGTGTTAGGTATTCTGATGTAAATTACTATTTCTTTGTTTTAAGCTGGAATGGAACAAATCTAACAGTGACGGATTACTTAGGTTTTGACCGAGAAAACACAAAACAATGTGTGTGGCTAGATAATAACTTTATAGCTGTTACTCTATCTCGCAACAACAATTCACTGGTTATTGTGGATGCCACGAATAAGTCTAACATTTCCGTTGAGGCTCAAAGAAGCGATAGCTTGAGATACACTGGCATATGCACCAGTGAGACTATATAAAGGAAACTAACATGTACGTTAAAATCACAAACGGCAGTGTAGATACATACCCATACTCCGTAGGGCAACTACGCCGTGACAATCCTGAAACATCCTTTCCAAAGCGCATCCCTGATGCAATGCTAGAAGATTGGGGCGTGTACTCTGTCACGGTAGCAGACGAGCCTAGCTACACTGAACGCACACAGACGCTATCGCAGAATGCTCAACCTACATTGGTCAACAATGTGTGGACACTTGGCTGGTCTGTTACAGATAAGACTTCTGCTGAGATCACAGAGTATGACAACGATGTAGCTGCCAACAATCGTGCTACTCGTGACGCTAAACTAGCAGAGACAGACTACTTCGCCTTGACTGACGTGACTTTAACAGCGGATATGACAACGTATCGTCAGGCTCTACGCGATCTGCCAACACATGCAAACTGGCCCAACTTGGGTGACGATGACTGGCCCACAAAGCCTTAATATAGGGGGAATGGTCAATGCCACTCATCCCACTGCAAATTCCAAGGGGTCAGTATCGCAACGGTACTGACTATATGGCACAGGGCCGTTGGCGTGACATCAACCTAGTGCGCTGGCACGATGACGTATTGCGTCCAGTAGGTGGCTGGCGGCAGCGTCAAGAAGTTGACATTGGTGGACTAGCGCGTTCAATCATCGCTTGGGAGGACAACTCAAGCAATCGCCACATTGCCGCTGGCACAGATGAGTTCCTCTATGCAATAAACGCTGGCGGTGATGTAACTGACATTACTCCCGCTGCATTTACGCAAGGATTGATTGACGCTGGTATTAATACCGGTTTCGGCGGCAGTTTTTACGGAAAAGAAGAATACGGGCTACCTCGTGCTGACGCTGGGCAAATCATCCCAGCCACAGTTTGGTCACTAGATAACTGGGGAGAATATCTTCTTGCCATGTCGCCAGACGATGGGAAGTTGTACGAGTGGGACTTGAACACTTCCAATGATGCGGTGCAAGTAAGCAACGCGCCAACGGATTGTTCGGGCTTCATGGTTACAGAAGAACGCTTTGTTGCGTGTTTTGGCGCAGGCGGTGTTAGTCGCAAAGTCCAATGGAGTGACCAAGAGGACAACACAACTTGGACACCAGCAGCAACGAACCAAGCTGGTGATATTGAGCTACAGACAAACGGCGTTATTCTTGCGGGGATCAGGACGCGAGGCCAGTCGCTTATTCTTACGACTGAAGATGCGCATACAATGACATACCAAGGCCCGCCCTTTGTGTACGGCTTTGAGCGCGTGGGTACGTCTTGCGGATTGGTGGGGGCAAAGGCAGTTGCATCAGTTGATGCGGGTGTTTTCTGGATGGGTCGCCGTAGCTTCTACGTTTACTCAGGTGGTCGCGTTACGGAAGTTCCATGCGAGGTCGGAGATTATGTTTTTTCTGACATGAACAAAGACCAAATTAGCAAGGTAAGCTCTGTTGTAAACTCTGCATGGAACGAAATCTGGTGGTTCTACCCTAGTGCAAACAGCTTAGAATGTGACCGCTACGTTGCGTATGATTACGCAGAAAACATCTGGATGACAGGCGCGATGGATCGCACTGCGGGTGTTGATCGTGGCGTATTCCGTTACCCTATGTTTATTGCAAGTGATGGGACACTGTACGAGCATGAAGTTGGTTACAACTACGATAGCTCTGTACCATTTGCCGAAACAGGCCCAATTGCCATTGGCGCGGGTGATAACATAATGAATGTTGTTGAGCTTATTCCTGACGAAAAAACGCAGGGTGACGTAAGCGCTAAGTTTAAAACCCGCTACTACCCTAACGCTGAAGAACGTGAGCATGGGCCGTTCACCATGAGCAACCCTACGTCTGTACGCTTCCAAGGCCGTCAGGTGCGTATGCGCGTTGAGGGCGCAGAGGATGCAGATTGGCGTGTAGGAATTATGCGGTTAGACGCGCGGCAAGGTGGGCGTAGATGAGAATTGTCCCACCATTTACAGAGGATGCACGGGCTTGGGCAGAAAACATTAGGCGCTTTCTAGGCAAGGCACTTAACCAGTTGGACGCCAAGGATCAGTATAGCTCTGCCTCTGAAGATGGCGTTATTCTGTGGGATCGCGAGGAAGAATACCCAGTAGTATCAAAAAACGGTGAATTTCGCCAAATTGTTCTGGAAGGCGGTCACGCAACATTTATTCGCAGCACAGATGTTACAGCGGCGGCAGCGGATACGGCATACTCTATTACCTACGATGCGCCCAGTGGCAACTTTAAGATTGATCGTGATGCCACCAACAACGAGCGCATTGTGTTTGAGGAAGGTGGCGAGTATTTAATCACGTTTACCGCTGAGATTAGATCGTCGTCTGGCAGCGATGTTACGTTCTACTTCTGGCCTGCAATTAACGGCACGAATGTAGCTGGCTCAACGATGGTAAATACACTGCACCAAAACGGCGCAAACTTAGTTGTATCTCGCGCCGCAATCTTTGACGTAGATGACGATGATTACTTGGAGGTGAAGTGGGCGGTAGATAGCACGAATGGCAGCTTGAATGCTACGGCTGCAACATCATTCGCGCCTGCATCGCCTGCGTCAACGCTTGCTATCACAAGGATACATGCGTAGGGGTGTTAATATGAATGATAATGTTGTACATTTACACTCAAAGCCACGCGTAACAATAGTGCCAGTGCTAGAGGATGACTTTGACACGCTTCTTGGCATAGGCATGGAGTTCATAGCTCCGGCGGTAGCAAGGCAATCCAACGACGTCACATTGCAGGACGTTGAGGACGACATACGAGGCGGGGGCGCAGTCATGTGGCTCGTTCACGTCGAGGACACGCTGAAGGCGGCCATTACAACATGCGTCGTAAAGCACCCTCAAAGGAACACCCTAAAGATTGAGTTTATGGGCGGAACGCAGATGAAGAAGTGGATGAACGAAGCGATCGATACTTTTGCAGATTTAGCGCGCCGAGCGAATCTAGGAGCCGTTGAAGCGGACGGCAGATTAGGGTTTGATAAATATGTGGACGCGTCACCGTTTCGCGAAGTCTACAGACACTATGTGATGGAGTTAAGCTGATGGGCTCGAAGACAACCACAGAAAAGAGTATGCCAGAGTTTCAGGAAACATTCCTGAAAGAGACGGTTATCCCATACGCAACGGACATTGCTGAGCGCGAGTTCACGCCATACGAAGGCGACCGCGTCGCTGGGATGACTGGCCTACAGCAGCAAGCGCTCGGCGGATACGGCGCCTTGAGTATGGGCACGCCCCAGTTCGAGCAGGCCGGCACTACATATGGGCGCCTAGCGGATTACCAGATGACGCCAATGCAAGCGGCCACAGCGGGCGCTGTAAACGCAGGCGACGCCGCTCAGATGGCGGCGGCGCAGCTTGGCCCAGCGGAGCGCATATCTGGCGTTGGCGCAGTGCAGGCGGCGCAGGCTCCAGAGCAAATCGCGGTTGACCAGCTACGCACTGCGGACATGCAGTCTTACATGTCGCCATATACGCAGGGTGTGATTGAGAGCAGCTTGCGCACATTAGGCGGCGCGCAGGAGCAGGCGCTCGATAAGCTCGCAGCGCAGGCGCAGGCCGCGAAGGCGTTCGGCGGGTCACGTCAGGGCATCGCAGAAGCTGAGACGCGCAAGGCGTATGGGCAGCAGGCCGCAGACCTCGTTACAAAGCAGTTGCAGCAGGCGTTCCAGCAGGCGCAGGGCGCAGCTCAATTCGATATTGGCCAAACTCAAGCGGCACGCACGCTGGCGTCGCAGCAAAGCATGCAGGCAGAGACGCTCGGACAGCAGGCCCGTGAGGCGGCGGCTGCGCGAGAGCAAGCGGCCCGCGCCGGCAACCAGCAGGCGGCCAATATGTTCGCTCAGCAGCAGGCTCAGTTCGAGCAGCAAGCTCGTCAGGCTAATATGCAGGCGCAGAACGCAATGGCTCAATTTAACGCACAGCTCGCTCAGCAGGCAGCGCAGGCGCAAGCGGCTCGTGAGCAGGCAGCGCGTCAGGCGACATTCGGTGGCCAGTTCCAAGCGGCGGGCATTCAGCAGGCAGGCGCTGCCGGCTTGACGGGCTTGGCCGGAGCGCAGCAGCAGGCGCAGCTCGCCGGCCTCGGAGCTCAGATGCAGGCGGGCGAAGCAGCGCGCAGCTTAGATCAGGCGGCCCTCGATGCGCAGTACGCAGAGTTCGCGCGTCAGCAAGACTTCCCGCTGACAGGTCTAAACGCACTCGCGACGGCGGCGTCAGGCATCCCGAGCGGATACGGCACGACCACGCAGTCATACGGCGGCCTCGGGCCGGCGCTAGGCGCAGTGGGCAGCTTGGGCATGGGGCTTGGCCCAAAAGGCTTCAACGTGCTACCAACGTCATAAGAGGTGAGACATGGAACAGTATCTACTAACACAAGAAGACATTGATCGCTTCGGCCTCACCGACGCAATAGCGGGCGACATAGCCACGCCGGCCGATTTGGCCAGAATGGGTAAGTACACCGCGCCATTTGCGCCGCAGGAGGAGCGCGCAGGGGCGCTGTCAGTGCCAATGCCAAGCATCGAGGCTCAACGTGCAGAAGCTGTGCCAATGACAGATAGATATATGAGCGGCTACTCCGCATTGCGTGATTTAGGCTTGGATGTTGGC